CCCGCGCTACTCAATCCACACAATCAATTCACCGCTTGGCGTTGGGGGCATACAATCCCGCCGGGCTGCAAAAACGGAGACGCCTTTTTCTTTACACAACTCCATGCGCTCAGAAATGTCAGCTTTTTCCCAATAGTTGGCGGCTTCATTGAATTCTTTTTCGGAAAAATGATCCTCGTCTAAAACTGGATATTGTTCTATTTCGCCCGCCATTTCATCGGCGGCTTTTAGGTGTTCCACCGCGCCAAAGTGGATGCCGATCCATTCAACCCAGCCACAAACCCAATGCCTTTCGCGAATTACTGTCCAAGGCTGTTCTTCGTGGGGCCAGTCTGTTGGTTCTGGTATTTCGCCAAGCCGCTTTTGGGCTGTTTCAAAATTGGAACGATCAAGACAAGCGGAGTCTCTATTTTGGCCAAGAAAAACAAACATTTCTGGCCAATCTGGCCCGGCGTAATGGCTTGGCCGCGTCCATCGTTCAAGGTGTTTTGGTTTAATCATTATATGCACTTTCAATACGTTGCCCGCTATGGTCGCAAATCAAATTAGGTTCTTCCCAGTTAACGTCTACCGCAACCACGCGCCAACCGTCGTTTGAATCTGTTTCAATAGAATGTTGCACGTTTTCAATTTCGGCTTTTACAATGTCAAATGACAATGCCGCCCCGTCTTCAGTAATAAAAAAAAGAGGGTAGCCGCCGGGCCAAGCGTAAGGGCCGTTTTTTAGTGCTTCGGCCAAGTCTGTTTTGTTTTTGATTTTCATTGAAAAACCCTCCCACCGTCCGCCACTGGTGACATGAAATAGGCCAGAAAAAAAGCCGCAAGACTGCCCCACACAATGAGGGCTAACACCCCTTGTCCGATTAAATAGAATATTTTCATTTTCTCACATTTTTTGGCCGCTTCATGCAGCACGGGGAAAAGTGTGCCATTAAATTCGCTACTGTCAACAAAGTTTTTTTAATTATTTTTGACAAAGTACATTCTGCCCCCGGTTTTATTGGTTAAAATTATCGAAATTTTTTTTTGACATGAGCGAATAGCCGCCGACCATTGCCGTCAAGTTTTAATGCTTTTGCATATTTTTACCCGGTTTTAATGCGACGAGGGAAAGCACCAATTCCAGCAGAAACCAAAGCGGCAATGGTGGAGGATTTGAAGGCGGGCCACGGCGTCACACAAATTGCCGCCGATTACAATGTTGCCCGGTCAACTGTCGCGCTGTTGAGGGAACAAAACCGGGACGCCTTGCCGAACTGGAAACGCCGAACGGCGAAAGCCATGCAGGACTTGGTGACAGATTTGGTGGATGATCTACAAAAGAACATTGACGAATTAAAGCCCGCCAATAAATCCATTTTGGTCGGAATTCTTACTGACAAAATCCGCGACTTGAGCGGCGATAACACACAAACCGTCGAGCATCGTCACTTGCACATTGACCATCGGGACGTTAATTCGCTTCTATCGGATAAAAACACCGCTAGTAATACCGCAAACACTAAAGAAAAAGACAGTAAACCAGAAACACGGCACACTTCGGCCAGCCCGGCAGATATTATTGACATTACGCCGCAAAAAGAATCACAGCACGAATCACAGACGGGGGGAGGGGGTTCGCGCTAATCGCCTCGCCTTGCTACATAATGGGTTTTAGTGTCATAAAAATTTTTACAAAAAGGCGATGAAGGAGACAGAACTTGCAGCATTCCTCGGAGTACCACGGCAGCAGATAGTCGCAGTCCGCAAGGCAAACCCCGAACACACGTTTAAGGTAGGCCGGGCAATCCACTGGACATCAGACGGCAAAGCCTTCCTCTATAAAGAACTCGGACTGGATAAGCCGCTGGAACCCGCAGCCCCAAAAGAAACAACAGCAACCACCCAACGCTGTTACTTCCCAAACCGCAAACTGGTGGAGGCCAAACTCAAAGACGGGAAGCTAATCCTAGTCCGCGTAAAAGACTCCCACATGTACGTCCCGAAAATGGAAATACCCATAAAACCGGACGGCAACGGCTGGACAGTTACGCGGCATCCCAAACGCCGGGGCCGAATATGAACGAGCAACGACAGGAAGAAGCCTTTAAAGGTGCGCTGACGGACTTGGTTCAGCGATTCTATGATGAGTTTGATCTGTCGTACCCGCAAATGGTGGGCATTCTGGAGATGACCAAGCAGGAGATTTTGGCCGACGCTGGAGAGTACGTCACACTGGAGCAAATAGACATTGAGGTGGATGAGGACGAAGACGACGATCCACCAAACATACCGGAATAATGGCTTTCACTCCCACACCACATCCAGTGCTTGTCGTGCCGTCGCAGGACAAAATTCGCTCGTTTGTGGAGCGCGGGGAAGAAGGCACGGCGGAACTGGCCCACATACTGGAGCAACGGGAAGAACTAATCCGACTGGAAAAGGACGACCCATACCGCTACGGATACGAACCCCCACACTGGAAAGACGCTGACGAACTCTGGAAAGGCTGCGGCGAACTTCTAATTCAAGGAGGCAACCGTGCTGGAAAGTCAGAATTTGCCGCGAAACGCATCGTGCAAATGATGACGGCAAAGAAAGGCTCAAAAGTGTGGGTACTGGGTATGACGGCGCAATCCAGTATTCGCGACCAGCAACAACTCATTTACAAATACATCCCGACCGAGTGGAAGAACATTAAGAAGGGCAAAGTTCAGAATGTGAGTTTTAGCCAGAAGAATGGCTTCACCGAAAACACGTTTATTCTCCCAAATGGCTCGCAATGTTGGTTTATGAATTATAGCCAAGAAATGCGAGTGATTGAGGGTGGTGAGGTGGACATGATCTGGTGTGATGAGCTTGTGCCGTTGACTTGGATTGAAACGCTGCGATTCCGACTGGTTACGCGGGCTTCAAGCCACGAACTCTCTGGCCGATTACTCATAACCTTTACGCCCGTTGATGGATACACGCCGACCGTGAAGGAGTATTTGTCTGGATTTAGAGTGCTGGAAACGCGCCCAAGTCCGCTTCTCCCTGACACAGTAAATGTGCCGGGATGTCCCGCTGGAACCATGCCGTACACGGCGCAGTGTAGAAAACCCAACTCCCGCGCCATGTGGTTCT